AGGGCATGGATAGGGAAGCGATGATAAACTATATTATAGTTTGGTATGGTAGTTGGGATTTGTTTTATCGCGCTATAAAATTCATGAAAGAAAATAAAATTGGTAACTGGTTTATATGTTTTGAAGGTTTCGAGCAAAGTGATATGTATTTGTGCAGCAAAGATCCGCGAGGTGATGACGAAGGTGAGATTATAACTTGCAAAGATTGCTTTGAATAATAAAAGCCCCATCCGTGGGGCGTATTTTTTATGGATAAGTTAATCGTTGAATGGTGATTGAAGATGACTGTGGCGAACCGGTTGCTTGGCCTGATATTGCAAGAGTGATAGATTCCGCTCCGGATACTTCTGGCGGTGCAGCAGTAATGCGAGCAGCGTGTAAGCTAAACGACATAGCACCAGACACACCACTTAGGATGCTTGATACCTCGACGTCAGTTTCATCGAGAAACTTATTCAGCATTGATAAGTCGTATAACTTAGCAGACATACTAAACGTGTTCATCGCCCGGCCACGCTCAACAAATGCAACTGAGCGATTACCCAATTCAAACTGTGCGCTTGCTTCGTTATCGTTAGTGATAGTAAACGAGTCAACCAGCTTTAATGGTGTAACACCATCGAATAGCGAGACATCTACCGAAGCAAATGGATCGGCTGTGTAGCTAACTGTAAATGTTGAACCTGCAGGCAATGCCGCTAACACCTCTTGGCTCAAGCCGATGAACGGTAATGAACCGGTAACCATAGCGTTAACAGCTTGCTCAATGGTAAAGCCCGTAAACTCAACGCCGCGAGTAATCACGTAAGCATCAGGATTGCCGCACTTACCTTTAAACCAAGTAAGGATAGATACTGATTTACATAAATTACCAGTTTCTAGTTTATCGCCTGTCATAAAGTCGGTGGTTACACCTGCCTCATCTTCTAGCGCTAACTGAATGCCTGAGCCAGTAACGACTAAATCAGTAACGTTAGTCACAAAAAACGGCTTAGCGTTATTTCCAGTTAAACCTTCAAAGTAGATTAACGCACCAACTTCAACCCCGTCAGTAATAAAGCTGCCAATTGCGCGGGTAAATGTTTTAGCCGCAGAATCAACAGTAACCGATAATGCCGAAGCTGTTTCACCAGCAACCCAATCACTTGTCATTGCGGCAGCTAGCAAATCATCCTGTGATGACTGACTAAGCTCAATTGAATATTCGCCTGCAACCTGTTCGTTACCTGTGCGAATAGATCTAGTTTCACGACCTCCATCCAGCTCATTACCTACCAGCGCGTCGCGGGTTACGGCTGGGATTCCGCTAGTTGAACGAAGTGGACGCCAGCTTGGTGACGTAGGCGTTACACCTTGCGTCACTTCTGGTACGTAAAATTGTGCGGTAGTAGCACCGCGAAACGGTTGAACAGCCATAAGTTATAACCTCTCAGTGTGTGTTTGCCATGTAATTGTGACAGGTTTAATAGCCCATCCGTTTTCAACTGTAACACGAGTCGCGCTAAAGTTAGTGATTTGAACGCATACGTCACCACGGGTTAAAGCGTTACCTGGTGCGAAATATGCGTTAAGTTTATCTTCCATTCGGTTGATTGGTGCAGTTCCTAAGTGTGACGCATAGTTGATATCAATCTGATAAATTCCAGATCGTTTATCAGTGAAATACAAATCAGCATCTTCATTCGGTGCTGGTATAAAGTAACCAGCCAAATAAGGTGTTGCTGTATCAGTAGGAGCGCCAATATTCTCAAGCGCTACAACTATACTATTAGCTGTTCCGAATGCCTTAACAGCGATATCAAGCGCCTTTTGAATCGATTCCGTGTAACCTTCTGCCATTATTTATCACCTACCGGTACGCATACTATTCTTGATAGCGGCATTCTGAATACGAAGTCAATATAAACATCATAAAGTCCATCACTATAACCCAGAATATCAAATAACCGGCTTTCGCCATTAGGCCAGATTAGTTTAGCTTTGTATTTATATGTCATTTATAAAGCCTCGCTTGTTCGTCTAGTATTCGCTGGAATCTATCTGCATTTATCCTGACAACTCCAGTGGGAGCCTGCTTTGAGAATCCGCCAACTGTATTTGGTCCGTTACCAGGTTTATAGCCGCCAAACTCTAAATTGTGCGCGTATGGCAGATTATTCGATAAGGTAAACACGCTCGACATTCTAGCTACGGCAACGTAATTAGCTACAGCGGCGGTTGATGACGATCCGCTTTTATCGGTATTGGTGTTAGTGCCAGTTTCAGGGCTTGAGCCTGATGCCATCCAGTTGGCGCGAAACCTGCCACTATCGACAGGACTTGATTTAATAATCGCACTGAACAGCTTAATAGACACGCCGCGCATCGTTTTATCAATGCTAGTGTTAGCCTTTTTTGCGAATGCTGCGACCTGCTTATCGAAGTTCATTATTTCCTACAATGTATTTTATACAAAATCACCGTACCAGTATAATCGACTTTCGGCTCGCCTACAATTGACCACTGAACGCCATCGATTTGCACCTTATCATCAGGCTTCTGAGCTTCAGCAGAAGTAACCATAGCAAGCAAGTCGCCGGATTGAATAGTGGTGCCGTTAACTTGTGATGCAGAGTATTCAACGGTCACACCAACAAGTGGCACTAGTACATCGGCAGAAAATACTTCTTCACCTAGTGTCGTATCAAAATATGATGAACCTTTGCGCACCAATTTAATGTGACCTTCTGATTCATCAAACTTGTTAAGCAATCTAGTCGCCGTGTCCTGCATTCGTTTAGCAAATCCCATTATGATATCCCCTCAATACGAGATACAACCATCAATGCCGATGTAGCCAAATTCCAGCCATGACTAGAGGTTTGCGCAAACAATCCGCCAAAGTTAGAGCCAGCGCTATCTCGTATAACTTGAGTGGTGACCACATCGCCAGCATTCAGGAATAAAAGCAACTTACTATCTGTCGAGTCAACTTCGTCGGCACTGGTTAGCTTTGAAACCTGACTTGAGCCAAACTGAACGCCGTTAACAAGTATTCGTATCATTAAAATGCTTGTTCCAGACGCGCCAGAGCGACCAGCTTGCAACTTAAATCGTGTAGGGTAATAACCAGTAACATTGCAAGTTAGCGCGCCGTTAGCAGCTAATGACACGTAAGTGCCAACCTGAGCCACTCCATACTCAACCTGCAAAGGCGTACCAATTACGGATGGTTGTTGCGTTGCTGCGGTAGATGATGCGCGTAAGATATCAACCTCATGAACGCCAGTTAATACGGGTAAGCCGATTTTATTTAATCCGCCGGTGAAGTTGGTATTTCCTGCAACCGTTTGCGTAGCAGTCTCAAGCACGTTTAATGCTGAATCTGCGTTTTGAGTCGTCACCTGTCGCGCCTTTTCAGGGCTAATAAACTTAGTAGTATTATCTGGGAAGTTTTCAGCGATTAGCGCAAATATGCCAGCTTTAGTTAATGCCATTATCCGCGCCCTACTCTAAATTCAAACCCATTGTTAGCACATGTAACAAGTAGCGACTTCAATGCATCAAGCGCTTTGGTGATTGTTACTGTGCCGCCTGTTTTGCCATTGTTAAAATATGATACTGCTACAGCGCCAGTTACCTCTTCGCTTGCAATTGATTTACCATCATCAGTAGCGCGAACATCAGTTCCAGCACCAAATTCAGCGGCAGCAGCTACAGAAGCGTATCCAAGTTGCAGTGGAATACTATTACTAGCAATCTTAAATCCGTAAGCGTTAACAGCTCCTAAGCGCGGCCATGCCAATGATTGAGTTTGAACTAAGCGAGTACCACCAAAACATGATTCTTGCATGTCGATGTATTGCGTACCTTGTCGAATAGCTATCTCTGCCAATGTATCGTCAACTGGTAGAGTGTAGCCATATGCGGCGGCATAAATACGAGCATCAACTAATGAGATATACGCATCAGCATCAGCTAAGCCTGTGCCATCTTCCACGATTAGAGCCATGATTATTCCTCCATTACTGCAAATTTTCCAGCAAAGTTGATAGCTTCGCTCCAAGTTAACAACATCGGGGTTGAATCGCTTACGCCGTAACTTGGAGTTAATCCAATACCATCTAGGTGATCCAAAAAGTATTGAGCCTTTTCTTTGTGGAAGTTAACCATTCGATAATCACCATATATAGCTGCGTCAGGCCATGACTGCTTAGCTAGTTCATTATCTTGATAACCTTTTTCTGACAATACAACAAACACGTATATGCCAGAGCTAAGCCATGATTCTAATTGCGTCATACAGCCACCCACCCGCTGGCATTGTAGTTAACAATTGTTGCGTTAACACCACCAACCGTTGCTAGTTGATTAGCACCTTGCCCTTTATTGTTAAGTGGTATAGCAATATTACCTGCAGCTCTGACCATCAACAAGCCTTTAATGATTCCTGAAAATGAGGTAGCACCTGTCAGCGGGTAGCTAATACCAACAGACTGTAAATTATGCGATCCTTGGTATACTCCGACAATTTTGTGAGGCAAGCCGTCTAGAGGGGCTTGGCTTCCTGATGCTAATGGGGCACCATCGAGGGTAAATAGTATCCTAGATGCATTGTAAAAAAATGTTCTGTCGGGTTTAATAAATAGGTAAGCCCTTGTTGGCCCATCTATTAGATATGCATCTGACGCAGGTGCTGATATTGGGATTACAACATCAATCTCAACGCTACCACCCGCAGCAAAAACAACTGGCTCACTCAGCCAAAAATACTGCGTAAGGCCGTCTAGCTGAAACACATAGCTTATAACGCTTAACATCGCATTATTACTTACAGTCGAGCCACCAGTACCGGTAGCCATTACATTAACAACAGCGCCATTATCGGCAGCGGTTGTTGCAAATGCATAACTAGTGCTATCAGTGCCGACATTAGCCGCATTCTTTGACCACTGATAGCTTGTTGCGTTGTCAGCAGCAGCGGTAAATGTTGCCGTTGCATACTCGTCAACGGTTTGCGATTGAGGTTGTAGCGTGAATACTGGAGCTGTTGAAGGTGATGTAGTGGCTCTAGACACAAGAAAGCCGTCTAAATTAAGAGATCTCGCACCGCCTCCACCAAAGAAATTACCCATTAAGACCTCACTTACAAAAAGGGGCGCAACTCGCACCCCTACATTGTATCACTACCAATTACTTTTTCTTAGTAAGCTTTGGCGCGTCTTTACTCGCGACAATCTCATCACTAGAAAACGATTCCTTAAAACGTGAGTCTACGATTTGCAGGCCCGCTTTAGTGGCTAAGTCTTTTACATCTTCCGCGTACTGATGCGTAGGATGATCAATCAGCCAAATCATTAGTAGTTACCTTTCGCTGGATCAGCAATCAACACTACGCCAGCAGACTGCTTAAGCGGTAATGTTAGAGCCCAGTTAGTGCCAGTTTCAAGCTGAGCTTTAACAGGCGACTTAACTGCAACATTCCATGAGTAACCCTTAACACTTACGTTCTCAGTGTATTCAGCTTGGTAAGTAGTCTCTAAGCGAGTCTTGCCAGTACCTTCAACGATTGAACTGCGGAAGTCGTTATTAGATGCAACAACGCAAGCATTAGGAGTTAGCGATAGTACGCGCTCTTTAGTGCCAGCAGTTAGCGCAGGGCTATCTGTAACGATAGTACGCTTACCTAGAATATCGATAATACGAACAGTACCTTCGCTGAACAACTGAGCGCCGTTATTAAGCGCCTGACCGTAAAGCTTGTGAGCTGTCGAACCTGTCATTACTTGTGACATCAAGTTCATTGATGAATCACCAAACAATGCATGGGACTTGTTAAGCGTTAACTGAGTAACGGCGCCCAAATCGCCAGCCAACGCAGACACATCCAATGTTGCAGATGCCGCATTACCTAACGCAGCAACTAACACGCCGATAGCTTTGTTAACTTGGTCTTGCATAACAGCCATTGATAGCGACTCAGAAATAACGCTCAATGCTTCGCCAGGATTCTTTCCAATCCAAGTTAACTGAGTTGGCTCCCATAAAATAGGGCCAAAACCTTTCATTGTTTTAACTGAGTTGATTTGGTCTTGCGATAAACCAATCGCAGTTACAGCAGCTTGAGCGGCGTACGCATCAACATCGCGCAAAGCTTGAGAAACGTTATTCCAGATAGCTTCCTCTTTAAAATCACCCATCATGGCTTCGTTAACTAACGCGATGCCTGAGTTCTGAGTGAACAAGTCGGTTTTCTGGTTTAACTTTTTGATAATTGCGGTTTGTAACTGGGTATTAAATACCTTCATATCTACTAATGACATAGTTTTAGTTTCCTAATTGTTTATTAAAGAAAGCGGTTTCGAGTTTTCGATCGCCTTTACATTCTTCTAAAGTTTTCGGAACACCTCCGGCGACCCCGACTGTTTTGCCTCCGATGGCCCCGCCGCCGTTAGCCGCATCCGCTTTCATTAGATGCGATATTGCAGGATGATTTC